GGCGCACCTCCAGGCGAGCGGCTTCGACCCCGAGCCCATCGCCGCCAGCAAGCCCACGATCACCCTCACCCGGATCGGCCGCCGGGCCCTCGACACCGACAACCTCAGCGGGTCGCTGAAAGCGGTGCGGGACGCCGTGGCCAAGTGGCTCGGGGTCGACGACGGGCCGAGGGGCCCCGTGACCTGGGCCTATGCCCAGGAGGTCACCAAGTCGCCGCTGATGCGCGTGCGGATCGAGGTGGGCTCGTGAGCAAAAAGCAGCTGCTGCTCTGGTCCGAGGGAAGCGACGGCGTCGTCGTCGCCCGCAACAGTCAGGCGCTGGTGATCGGCCACCTCGTCAACCTCAAGACCGTCGGCACGCTCACCCTCCCCTACTCCCGCGGGCTGCTGATGGGGTTGCGCGAGGCCTGCGAACAGGCTTTGCGGGCCGAGGGGGTGACGCTGTGACCGCCAAGATCGCCAGCCTCGACGACCTCTCGCAGGCCCTCACCGCCGCCGTCGAGGAAGGCCTCGCCCGGCACGCGACCGGGGCGATCCTGGACTTCGCCACCACGGAGGCCAACCTTCGGGCCTCGCTCGCCCCGCTGGTGCTCCCCCACCACGAGCGGACGATTCTGGCCACCCTGCTCGTGGGCGAGGTCCGGGCGACCTCGGCGCTCGATCGGCTGAGCGTCGTTCACTTCCACGGCGACCGCTGCCACGCCTTCTCCCTGCTGCGCCGCAACACCGAGGCACGCTCGGCCCAGTGGCTCTACCAGGAGCTTCGGGCCGTCTACCGCACCCCGGCCGCCACCGTCGAGCGCCTGGTCGAGGAGATCGACCGGGCCCCGGTCGCCGCCGTGCCCGCGATCTTCGCCGCCGTCGTCGACGAGCTGATCGCAGCTCACGAGCTGAGCGAGTACGCCCGCACCGTGCGCCTGCTGCTGGGCCAGGCCCGCGCCGCCGCCCAGGGCCACGACCCCAGCCGCTTCGTTGGCGCCATCGATGCCGCCGGGCTGCGGACGGCGCTGCGCGAGGCCGGCGCTGTCCTGGCCCCAGCCCTCAAGGCTGTTGAGGGAGGTGCCCTGTGAACCTCCAGCGCGTCCAGAAGCTGATCGCCCTCGCCGGCAACAACCCAAACGAAAACGAGGCCCGCACGGCCGCCTATCTGGCCGTCAAGGCCATCGTCACAGGGGGCTTCGTGCTTCTCGAACCCCATGACCCGCGGCTGCTGCTCGGGGCCTGGGCGCCGCCCCGCCCGACGTCTGCTGCTCGCCCTGCCCCCACCACTCCGCGCCCTGCCCCCCGCCCCGCCCCGGCCCCCGTGCCCGATGATGAGCCCCGGCGCATCCGAGCCCGCTTCTCATCGTCCTGCTTCGTCTGCGACGCGCAGATCGCTGAGGGCGACCGGGTGTACTGGCGCAAGGGCGGTGGGTGCTGGTGCCTCGCTCACGGCAAGGGGGCCGGATAATGGGGGCCGCCAAGGAAAAGAAGGGCTTTCGCGTGATCGATGGCGAGGGCCGCCGGGGCTACCCCACCAACGGGGACAGCTGGGAGGAGGCGCTGCTCTGGCGCACCAGCGTCGGCAAAGACGGCTCGATCAACCGGACGTTGCAGCCCGGGCTCTCGAACGTCTACGCCATCTTGCGCAACTGCCCCGAGTGGGCCGGCGCCGTGGTGTTCAACGACGCCCGCGGCGAGATCGAGCTGGTCGCCCCGCCCCCCTTCGTCAGCGCCGAGCGCTGGCGCCCCCAGAAGACCAGCGACGCCATCGAGGTGCAGACGGCCATCTGGCTTGAGCGCACCTGGCACCTGCGGGCCACCCCCCAGCAGGTCAACGCGGCCTTCATGGCCATCGCCGCCAGCCGGAAGATCAACCCGGTGGTCTCCTACCTCGACAGCGTCCGCTGGGACGGGGTGCCCCGGCTCGACACCTGGCTCACCCGCTACTGCGGCGCCGAGGACAAGGCGTACACCCGCGGCGTCGGGGCCGCCTGGCTGCGGCAGGGCGTCGCCCGGGCCATGGAGCCGGGCTGCCCCTTCTACGGGGCGCTCATCCTCGAAGGGCTCCAGGGCCGGGGCAAGAGCACCGTCTTCTCGATCCTCGGCGGCGAATATTTTACCGATGATGTGGCCGACCTCCACAACAAGGACGCGGTCGCCCAGGTGCGCCGCAGCTGGATCGTCGAGTTCCCCGAGCTGTCGGCGATGCGCCGCAGCGACATCGAGGCCACCAAGGCGTTTCTGACGCGCCGCACCGACCAGACCCGCCTGGCCTACGCCCGCAACCCCGAGGCCATGGCCCGCCGGTGCATCTTCGGTGGCAGCACCAACCACAGCGAGTGGGGCGTCGACACGACCGGCAACCGCCGGTTCTGGCCGGTGAAGGTGGGTGCCATCGACCTCGCCGCCCTGGCCGCCGACCGCGACCAGCTGTGGGCCGAGGCCGTCGCCAGCTGGCGCGCCGGGGCCCCCGCCAACATCCCCCCGGAGCTGTGGGCCGCCGCCGCCGAGGAGCAGGAGGAGCGGGTCATGGAGGATGTCTGGGAAGGGGCCGTCAGCCGCTACGTCCAGACGAAGAGCAGCACCACCGCGGAAGACGTGCTGGTCGACGCCGTCGGACTGAAGCTCGAGCAGATCGGCAACCGCGAAAGGATCCGGGTCGGCGACGTCCTGCGCTGCCTGGGCTGGGGCCGCCGGCTGGTCAGGACCGTCGAGGCCGGCAAGAAGGTGCGCCGGTGGGTGTTCGAGCCGTTGTCACCAGTCACCGACCCGGAAAGCCCGTCACCAACCCCCCCTCCGGTTGGTGACAAGAGCCAAAAAGACGGGGTTGTCACCAAGGTCACCAACCCAAGTGCGCCCGCGGCGACCGTTGGCGTTTCAGCCGGCGGTGTCACTTCTCCTAGTCCAAAACCTATTGGTGACCTTGGTGACCTTGGTGACCTTGGTGACAAGAGCCAAAAAGACGGGGGTTCAGGTGTCACCAACCTCAAAGCCTCTGCTCCGGGGGTTGGTGACAGCCAGGCCTACCGCGAGGCGAGGCGCGCCGGCTACAGCCACACCGAGGCCGCCTCGATCGCCCAGGCCGAAGGCGAGGGGGTGCCCGATGTCTGACCCCTCCGGGCTGCTACTCCTCCCCGCCCCCACGGCCCACGGCCGCTACGCCCTCTGGCTAGAGCACCACGCCAGGACCGCCCAGAGCCCCGAGCGCGCCGCCGAGGAGGCTGCGGCGACCTGCCGGGGCCTCTACCCCGACCAGGCCCGCGCACGGGCCAAGGAGACGCCCCTGTGACCTTCGACCCCTACACCGTCCCCCCGGGCCACTGGTCGCGCGAGGCGGAAGCCTGGACCGAGGCCCGCATGCTGGCCTCGCCCCCTGTCGTCTTTGCCCTGGGCCGGGCCCAGCGCGACCTGGCCCTCGAACGGCAGGAGGTCGCCGACCTGGCGGCCGAGCTGCACGCCCGGGGCGGGGAGGCCCCGCGGTGGTGACCTCCCTCTCGGTTCCCTCCTTCTTCCCTCCCGCCTCCCTCGGGGGAGCCATGGCCTGCCACTGCCCCACCGGCGCCCGCGCCCGTCGCTGTGCCCCTCTGGTCGTGTGCGCCTGGCGCCGCTCGTGCCAGGTGCCCCAGGCCCTGCGCCAAGCCTACAACCTGCGCCAGCGGGCCAAGCGGGCGGCACGGTGAGCCGGCCAAGGCCCACCCCCCCGGCGTCCAAGCCCGACGAAGCCGCATTGAAGCCCGGCGACGTCGAAGTCATGCCCGTGCCCGGGTTGCCCCTCGCCGGGCAGAAGGCGGCCACCGTCCTCGGGTTGAACCTGACCGGGCAGTGGTCGCGACGGAGCGCCCCCACCCTCGCCGGCCAGTGGCAGGTGACCACCGAGGCGGTGTGCCAGGTCGCCGCCCAGGTCGACGCCGCCCTCGAAGCCCTCGCCGGCAAGGAGCCGCCCCGCCGGCTGGTGATGCACCAGCTGCTGCTGGCCCTCTCCGAGGTCGACCAGATCGCCGACCCCTCCAAGCGGGTCGCTGCCCGCCGCGCCGTCGCCGCCGAGATCGCCAAGGTCAACGGGCTGGTGCCCAAGGGCACGACCACGATCAACCTTCCCGGCGCCCCGGGCGCTGGCCTCGGGGCCCTGAAGGGCGGCGCTGGTGGCGGCTAAGAAGAAGCCGGCGCCCCCAGCCTCCCCCGAGGAGCCGGTCACCCTCGAAGACCTGCTCACCTCGCCGGCGGGGTTCGCCCTCACCACCGCCACGCCGGTGCAGCGGGCCATCTGCCGGCTGATCGGCGGTCACCCCCTGGGCGATCTGGCCCAGGACCCCAACGTGCTCGCCGCCCTCGGCGGGGCCGGCGCCCTGCCCCTGCTGGCGGGCCGTCCGCTCGAGGTCTACCTCATCGCCGGCATCCGGGCCGCCAAGAGCCTGACCGCCGCCGCGGCCGCCGTGCTCGCGACGCAGACGGTGGACCTGTCGAGGCTCGGGGCCGGCGAGATCGCCCGCGTGTCGGTGCTGTCGCTGTCCCTCGACACGGCGAAGGTCATCTACGGCCACATCACCGGGCACGTCCTGGCCCAGCCGATCCTGAAGGCCCTGCTGGTCGAGGAGCCCACGGCCGACTCCATCACCCTGCGCCACCCCTCGGGCCGCCCGGTCGAGATCAAGGTGGTCGCCGGGTCGAAGGCCGGTGGCACCTTGGTGGCCCGCTGGTCGGCCGGGGCCATCTTCGACGAGGCCCCTCGCATGAGCGGTGACGAGGCGGTGGTGAACTTCAGCGACGCCCGGGCCGCCGTGCTCGGTCGCCTACTCCCCGGCGCCCAGCTGCTGGCCATCGGCTCGCCCTGGGCGCCGCAGGGGCCCATCTACGACCTCGTGCAGGAGCGGTGGGGCAAGCCCGGCGCCGACCTGGTCGTGATCCGGGCCCCGGCGTCGGTGATGAACCCGGTGTGGTGGACACCCGAGCGGGTCGCCGCCTTCCGCGCTCGCCCCGGCGGTGCCGACCTGGCCCGCACCGAGATCGACGCCGAGTTCGCCGACCCGGAGACCGCGCTGCTGTCGTCGGTCGAGGTCGAGCGCGCCACCCGCCCGGGCGACGTCACCCTGCCCGCTCGCCGGGGCCGCCAGTACGCCGCGGCGATGGACCCCGCCACCCGTGGCAACGCCTGGACCGTGGCCGTTGCCCACGTCGAGGGCGGCAGGCTCGTGGTGGACCTGGCGCGGCAGTGGGTGGGCTCGCGCGCGGCGCCGCTGTCCCCCCGGGCGGTGCTCGCCGAGATCGCCACCGAGCTGCGGCCCTACGGGGTCGAGTACCTGATGACCGACCAGTGGGGCTTCGACTTCGCGCGGGAGCCCGCGAGCGACGCCGGCCTGGTGCTGGTCGAGAAGACCTGGACGGCCCCCTCGAAGCTCGCCGCCTACGACGCGCTACGGCTGCGGCTGAGCACCGGCGCCATCGAGCTGCCCCCCGACCCCCTCGTGCGGGCCGACCTGCTGAGCGTGCGCCGGCGGGTGACCACCAACGGCGTCGCCATCCATCTGCCGACCACGGGCGACGGGCGGCATGCCGACTACGCCTCGGCGCTGGCGATGCTGGCCGCCGAGTACATCGCCGAGATGAGCCTCCCCCCTCCACCCCCCGACGATGAGAGAGCGCTCGAGGCCGCGGTCATCGCCCAGGAGCGGCGGGAGGCCGAGACGCCGTGGTGGGAGAGCTAGCGCCTGGGCAGGTGGCTCTCGATGTCCTGGATGGTCTCGACCAGGCCGGTCATGTAGTCGAGCACCAGGCACCATCGCTGCGCCATCGCCTCGAGCGACGCGCCGATGCTGACGAAGTGGGCGCGCGCGACCCTGGCGGCACGGACCCGCAGCGCGTGCCGCTCGGGGCTGGTCCGTGGGCGCGGGAAGGTGGTGCGGGCGCTCGACCAGGCCGCCTCGGAGATCGAGGCCTGACGGGCTGAGCTTTCGTTGGCGTAGTCGCGAAGTAGGGTGCTCACAGCCCCTCCCATCGAAGTTGCTTGGCCACTTCCATCAGGCCGCCGCCCTCTCTGCCTGGGCCACCTTGCCGGCGAGCTGCGGGTCAGCCCCCAGGGCCCGCTCGAGGATGTCGACCACGGCGCCGTCGAGGGGCTTGTCGGTCACGAACGCCAGGGCCCGCAGCCGGCGCCAGGTCTCCTCTTTGACCATGATTTGCTTGCGAATCGCCATAGCCAACAACCTAACAGAGCCGTGACATTGACGGAATCAACATGCAAGCAACGTTGAGCATGTCGGTATAGCCATCAACCTTGCGGGCTTGCACGCTTTGGGGCGTGTCCGACGTCGCCCGCCTCGCCGCCCAGCTCGCCGCCCTCCGAGAGGCCGGCGTGGTCGAGGCCGAACTCAGCGAGAAGGGCGAGCTGCGCCGGGTGATGTTCGGGGCCCAGCCCCTGGTCGCCCCCGCAGGCCTCCGGGGGCCGGTGCCCCCGCGGGATGACGACGAGGATCGCTTCGGCTCGACCGGCTACCGCCCCGGCCCCCGCGGGGAGAGCTGATGGAGACGCAGTGGTGGCAGAGCGACGAGGACGATCACCGCGCCCTCGACGTCGCCCGGCAGATTCGCGACCGGCAGACCGATCGCGACACCATCCTGCTCGACGCCGCCTGCCTCTTCGATGACTTCCCCTCGCTCGGCTTTGCGCCGGCGCAGTACTCGGTGCGACGCACGGCCAACCGGCAACGACTGAGCCTCAACGTCGTCCGCAGCTGCTGCACCACCGTGCAGAGCGAGGTCATCCAGGCGCGCCCTCGGCCGATGTTCCTCACCACCGACGGCGACTGGTCGGTGCGGCGCAAGGCCCGCAAGCTCACCCAGTTCATCGAAGGCGTCTTCGCCGAGGCTGATTTTGACCGCCTGGCCGCCCGGGCCGCCATGGATGCCGCTGTGTTCGGCACCGGCTGCGTTCGCGGCTTCCTCGATCACGGCCGGCTGCGCTTCGAGCGCGTCTACCCGTGGGAGGTGTGGGTCGACGAACGCGACAGCTACTACGACCGGCCCCGGTCGATGTACCTGCTCCGCTACGTCGACCGCGACGTGCTCGCCGAGCTCTACCCCGACCACCGGGCGCTGATCGAGACCACCGGCGGCGACTCGGGCGGCTGGCGCTGGCGCGACACGGTCGCCGACCAGCTCCTGGTGGTCGAGGCCTGGCACCTGCGTACCGGCCCCGAGTCCGGGGACGGCAAGCACGTCATCGCGATCGAGGGCACCACGCTCTTTCGCGAGGAGTGGCCCCACGACTGGACGCCGCTGGCGTTCCTGCGCTGGCGCGACCCGCTGCAAGGCTTCTGGCCACAGGGCCTGGCGATGGAGCTGGACGGCCTCCAGACCGCTATCAACAAGCTCCTGCGCTCGATCGACACCGGGCAGCACTACAACACCTACCCCCGCATCGCCGTCGAGCGCGGCAGCCGCGTCGTCAAGAACCACCTCGGGAACGAGCCCGGCATCATCTTCGACTACACGGGCACGCCCCCGACGGCGCTCGTCTTCCCCGCCGTCGCCCCCGAGATCTATGCCCACCTGCGGCAGCTCTACCAGTGGAGCTACGAGATCTCGGGCGTCAGCGCCCTGACCGCCCGCGCCGAGGCCCCACCGGGGCTGCAGAGCGGCGTCGCGATCAAGACGAACAGCTACCTCCAGAGCCGGAGGATGCTCGACTTCCAGCGCAATTATGAGCGCCTGTTCATCGACGGCGCCCGCATCGGCGTGCGGCTGATGGAGCACGCCGCCAAAGACGACAAGGCCTACGAGGTCGTCTACCAGAGCAAGCACCGGGTCGAGCGCATCGCCTGGGATCAGGCGAAGCTCGACGAGTCGAGCTACGCCCTCAAGGTCTTCCCGGTCTCGGCCCTGCCGTCGACGCCGGCCGGGCGGCTGGACGCCATCATGGAGATGGTCAACTCGGGCTTTGCCAGCCAGCTCGGGATCCAGCCGCAGGAGATCCTGCGGCTGCTCGACTTCCCCGACCTCGACCAGGTGACCCGCGCCGTGAGCGCGAGCGTCGACCTCATCGAAGACATCCTCGAGCAGCTGCTCGACGGCACCGACTACATCCGGCCGGAAGAGTTCTTCGACCTCAACCTCTGCATCCTGCTCGGGGGCCGCACCTACCAGTGCTGGCGCCTCGAGAAGGTGCCGTCCGAGACCTGCGATCTGCTGCTCCAGTGGATCGACGAGGCTCGCGACCTGAAAGACCAGCTGGCCGCGGCGGCCGCCGCCAAGGCCGCCCCTCCGCCCCCGCCTGGCCCTGACGCCGCGGGCCCCCTCCCACCCCCTGACGCCGCGATGCCGCCCCCCGGCCTCGCCGCCTGAGCCTCACCATGGACACCGCCGCCCCCGCAGCCGCCCCCGCCGAGACGTCCACCGACGCCGAGGTCGAGATCCCGGTCACCCTCGAAGGCATGCCGCCCGAGGACGGCGCCGCGCCCCCCGCGGACGCCAAGCCGGCGCCGGCCCCCGAGACCGCGGCGCTCCGGGCCGCCAACCTCGTGCGCAAGGCTGCCGAGGCCAAGGCCGCCCAGGTCGAGACGCTCAAGGCCGAGCTCGCCCAGCAGGCCGCCCGCGTCGAGTCCGAGACCAAGCGCCTCGCCGAGACCATCGAGTTCGCGAGCAAGGTCCGCTCGATGGCCGGCTCCGACCTGGCCGGGCTCTTCGACCTGCTGGGGCTCAAGCCCAACGACATCGCCGCAGCGATCACCGGCGCCGAGGCCGATCGCCCCTCGCGCGAGATGCAGGAGATGCGCGACGAGCTGAAGAAGCTGCGCGAGGAGCGCGACAACGACGGCAAGGCCAAGGAGACCGAGGTCAAGGCGCACGAAGAGCGCACCTTCCTCAGCGCCATCGCCGCTGACAAGCACCCCGAGCTGAGCCTCTACCTCGAGACGCGCGGCGCCGGGTCGGTGCTCGAAAACGCCTACGGGATCGTCGAGACCTTCCGCCAGAGGGGGCGCAAGGGCGACTGGACGAACGCCGAGATCCTCGACGCCCTCGAGCAGGGTGCCAAGGCTTACCACGCCAAGATCCGCGGGGGCAGCAAGCCCCCAGCGGCGCCCGCGCCTGCCCCTCGCAACGCCCTCACCGGGGCCGCTGCGAGCGCGAGCGGCGGGGGCACCCGTCCGATGAGCGACGAGGAGCGGCATGCCGCTGCCATCGCGAAGGTTCGAGAAATCATGAAGAGCGGCGCAGCCGCCTGAAAGGAGCGCGACGATGACCGAATCGTTGACGATGGCCGCGGCAAGCGCGGCACTGAAGATCAAGTGGCCGACAAACAAGCTGGTGCAGGAGTTCTACGAAGAGAGCCCCACCGCCAAGCAAATCCCCATCGACCTGTTCTCGGGGCAGGACGACATGCGGCTACCCATCCAGTACGCGATGAGCGCTGGCCGCTCGGCGGTCCTCTCGACCGCCATCGCGAACATGGCCGCCACCGAGCAGACCGTGTTCAAGCTGACGACCTCGAAGGACTATGGCGCCTTCAAGATCGACAGCGAGGCCATCCTCGCCGGCATGTCGCCCGAGGCCCTGGTCGACCTGCTCGACAACCAGACGAAGAGCATCATCGCCAACCTGCGGCGCTCCTTCTCCAACGACATTTTCCGCGACGGCTCGGGCGAGTGCGGGCGTGTCGGCAGCATCCCCGGCGCCGGCTCGTTCATCCTCAAGAACCCCGAAGACGTCTGCAACTTCGAGATCAACAAGAAGTTCAAGGCGACGGCCAACAAGTCGGCCGAGCGCGTGGGCGTGGGCACCGTCACCAACGTCGACCGCGACACCGGGACCATCACCTACTCGGGCACGATCACCAGCTTCGCCGCCGACGACTACGTCTACGCCGAGGGCGACTTCAACGCGAAGCTCAAGGGCTTCGACGCCTGGAACCCGATCACGGCGCCGGGCTCGACCGCGTTCTTTGGCGTCGACCGCTCCGTCGACGTCGTGCGCCTGTCCGGCTGGCGCTTCGCCGCCGACGGCTCGACCGCGCTCGAGGTTGTCGAGAAGGCCCTCACCCGCGCCAGCCGTCACGGCAGCCAGCCCGATCGCATGGTCTGCGGCTCGGACTTCGCGAGCCAGATCCGCCGCAACATCGGCGACCGCATGCGCGTCACCAAGATGGAGAGCCCCTCGACGAAGGTCGTGCTCGACATCGAGAGCTTCAGCGTCGGCGGCCGATCTGTCGTGCTGGTCGAGGACTTCCAGTGCCCGGCCGGCGTCGTGCGCTTCTGGAAGAACGGGACCGTCAAGGTCTACGCCCGCAAGAAGCAGATCCCCATGATCCTCAACGCGGACGGCAACGACATTCGCGCCCACGCCACCGACGACGCCTACGTGGGGCGCATCGGCTACTACGCGCAGATGGGCTGCGACTCGCCGCTGCACCTCGGCGTGCTGTCGGGGGTGTGAGATGGCGACCCCGGAGACCAACTTCTTCAAGTTCGACCTCCAGGCGGCCCAGCAAGGGCTCGTGCCGCTGGTCGGTCGCCTGGTCGGTGCCGGGGCCGCCGCCCCCGTTGCCACCGACATGCCGTGGGTCACGAGCGTCGCTCGCAACGGCAGCACCAAGCGCGTGACCCTCACGCTCAACAAGCGCTTCTACAAGCTGGTCTCGTGGTCCTGGGGGTACGAAGACACCAACTACGGGACCGCTGCCACCCGCAAGTACCCCGTCAAGGTCAGCGACGACGTCAACAGCGCCACCGCGCCGACCATCGTCTTTCAGTTCGAGGACGGCACCGACGGCCAGGCCAACGCCGCTGTCGACCTCGCCACCACCCAGGCGATCTCGCTGACGCTCTGGATGAAGCAGACGAGCCAGAGCCCATGAAGGACGACAAGAAGAAGCTCGACCTGGTCGTCGCCCTCGGCGGCGGCAAAGACGTCCCCGAGGCCAAGGGCAGCGGCGAGGTCGAGGAAGAGCCCTCGAGCGAGACGAACGAGGCCCTCGTGGCGGCGGTCAAGGCCTTCCGCGAGGCCCTCGAGTCCAAAGACGACGAGGCGGCTGCCGCCGCCCTCGAAACCGCTGTCGCGAGCTGCTGAGGTGACCCATGGAGACGACCGTTCGACGGAGCGAGATCGCGGATCGCGTGAGGACTGCCGCCCGGCAGGCCAACGTCAACGGCTTCATCTCCGACACCGAGCTTAACCGGCTCATCACCGAGGGGGCGTACGAGCTGTACGACCTGCTGATCGCAGCCCGCGGCGCCGAGTACTACTCGACGGTCTACGGCTTCGCGACCGAGGCAGACGTCTCCGACTACGACCTCCCCGACGACTTCTACCAGCTGCACGCCATCGCCCTGAACGACACGGCGCCGACGGTGGTGACGGTGGACTCTCGCACCGTCACCACCTACCCCACATCCGGCTGGCGTGAGCCACCGAGGTTCCGCCCCTCGGACCTGTGGACCAAGCTGAACAGCCGCGGCGACGCCGTCGCCCACCTGGCCTACTCGACGACGGGGCAGCAGGCCGACTACGCCGCCACGGTCCCCCAGGCGCGGATTCGGTTCTACCCCACGCCCACCAAGGTTTTTAGCTGCAAGATCATCTACCTGCCGGTCTGTATGCACGTCGTGCAGGTCAGCCCCACCGACGTCTACTACGACGGAATCAACGGCTGGGAGGTCTTCGTGGTGGCCCACTGCGTCGCCGAGCTGGCCGCGATGCAGGAGCGCGACCCATCGTTCTACCTGAGCAAGAAGGCCGAGCAGGCGGCGAGGATCGCCAAGCTCGCGGGCGACCGCGACGAGGCCCAGCCGGCCCACATCGCCAACCGCCGCCGCGACGCCACCGACCTGCTCAGCCGCCAGCGCCGCCAGGGCACCTTCGACGGCGACGGCGCCGAGGAGTGGTGGCCGTGGCCGGTCTGACGCTGCCGCAAGCCGAGCCCGACGCGAACGGGTGGCAGAAGCTGTTGCGCCTCTGGCGCGACAAGCTCAACGCCATCCTGGCGCTCCCTCACCTGCCGGTGCCTGGCTCGTTCCAGGTGCTGCGGGGGCTCGCCATCGCGACCTCCCTCACCAAAGTCCGCCACGGCCTGGCCGGCGCCCCCACCGGGTGGCTCGTGCTCCGCACCTACGGCACGACCGCCGCGGCGGTGACCGAAAACCCGGGGTTCACCACCGCCACCGAGATGCAGTTCGTCGCCTCGGCGGCCTGCACCATCGACCTGCTGGTGTGGCGCTGATGGCCCTCACCCAGCTGCCCCCCATCGCCATCCCGCCGAGCGGTGGCCTCACCGAAGAGCAGGGGAAATACCTGCCGTCGGGGTTCCACCAGATCGACAACTGCGTCTTTTCGAAATTCGGGCAGGTCGAGAAGCGCCACGGGTACGGGGCGCTGGGGGGCAACGAGACCTTCTCGGACGGGGTCAAGCACGTCGATGTGCGGGGCAACGAGCTGGTCATGGTCTTCCCGGCGGGGGGCACCTCGAGCGTCGCCGACCCGGGGCACTACCTCTACTCCTGGGCTTCGGGCCCTGGCGCCTGGATCGCCCGATGCCCGGTGCCGCGCATGGCCGTGCGCCGCTACCCCGCCGTCCGCTCCGGCGCCGACCTGTCGGTGACGCTGCCCCAGGTGGCCCGCATCGGGACCATCGAGGCCTACCTCTACAACGCCGGCGGCGACCAATACCTGCGGGTGGTCGACACCGACAGCGGCACCGTGATCCTGGCCGACAGCAAGCTGCTCTCGGGCGTCGCGAGGGCCCGGCTCTTCGTCGAGTCGGGGCTCTTCGTCTTCGTCTGGATCACCGGCGCCGGCTCGCTCCGGTTCGGCACCTACGACCCCACGAACTTCACCGTCGGCTCGACCCACACCGTAGTCGCCCTGGGGGGCGCCGCCATCCACTGGGACGCGGTGCCGACGGCCGCCGGGTTCTTTGTCGTCGCGGCCGTCGTGGGTGCTGACATCCAGGTCAAGCGGGTCACGACCGCGACCGGCGCCACCAGCGCGTTTACCAGCGAGTTCGGGCGCGGCGGGCTGCTGGTGGGGCTCGGCTACCTGCCCGGGTACGCCTTCCTGTCGCTGGTCTTCCACGACAACGCGGGTGACCTGCGCTGCAAAAAATACACGGAGACCACCCTCGTCACCGCCGTCGCCGACTGGCAGGTCGAGGCCGCGGCGACGCTCGGCGCGCAGCCCCGCAGCTGCACCGTCGTCGTCGAGCCCGCGACCTTCCGCACCTTCGTGGCCTGGACGCGCGAGGATGTCGCGATCACCGGCGACGCCGAAGGCCTGACGCGGCTGCGGGGCTTCACCGCCGCAGGCGTCAGCCTCGGGCCTGCCGTGTCGATGTACTACACGGCGCTCCAGTGCGCGGGCTTCGTGCTCGACGGTGCCTGCTACGTCGCCGTCGCCGACTACTACGCTACGGTCAACCCGAGCGTGCAGCGGCTGTTCGGCATCGCCCTGGTCTGCCTCTCGAGGCACCCCGACCAGTGGGACGGCAGCCGCCCGCCGGCGATGGAGGGGCTCCTGGCCCCCCTCGACGGCCGGGGCCTCGACGCGGGCGGGGCCGGTGGGATGCTGCCCCTGGTGCCCCTGGCCGACAGCGACGCCAAGGCGCTGCTGCCGATCATGGTGCTGAAAGACCGGGCCGCGAGCGACGGGGCGGGCTCCTGGGGCGACGTCGTCGAGCTCGACTCGACCATCCCCGGCGCCGGCCTCTGGCGGTCGACGGAGGCGACGGGGCTGCTGCACCAGACCTCGGCGATCTCGACGCAATACGACGGCCAGTGCACGAGCGAGATCGGGTTCGTCCAGCCCCCCCAGATCATCAACGAATCGCTGCTCTTCGGCCCCTCGGGCGTCGAAGGCGCCGCGGTCGGGACGGTCGACTACGTCTACTACGCCATCTGGGAGTGGCGCGACGCTGCGGGCAACCTGCACCGCTCGCGCCGCTCGGCCCCCTACACCGTCTCGATCGGCACCTCGATGGGCTTCACCCACGCCGAGGTGACCCTCACGATCACGACGACGGGGCTCACCCGGCGCACCGACCTGTGGACCGGCGACCTGCGCTCGATCCGCCTTAAGGTCTACCGCACGACCCCGACCGACGCCTCGGACGACAACCACTACCAGATCGCCTACAACAGCGCCGTCAACGTCGCGTCGTCGCCGTGGGTGCAGATCACCGACAGCGAGCCCGACCTCACCCTGATCGCCGCCGCGCGCGGGCAGCTCTACACCGACGGCGGCGCGGCCGACAACGACACGCCCCCGCCCTCGCGCCACCTCTGCGTGCACGGCGGACGGGTGTGGCTGGTCTCGGCCGAGAAGCGCGAGATCTGGTTCTCGAAATACATCGTGCAGGGCGAGGCCCCGGCCTTCTCGGCGCTGCTGCGCATCACCCTCGACGACTCGCCCGACGACCCGGTCGCCTGCGAAGCCCTCGGGGCCTCGCTCGCGATCTTTACGGGCAGCCGGATCTACCTGCTCCCGGTCAACCCCGGCCCGGGCGACACCGGCGCCCCGGCCTACCCCGCGCCCGACGCGGTGCAGACGTCGTGGGGCTGCGTCGACGCTCGCTCGGTCATCTACTACCGCGACGGCGTCGCCTTCCAGAGCAAGGATGGCCTGCGCCTCCTGACGCTCGGCGGCGACGTGCTGCCGCTGGGGGACTCGGCCCAGGACCACCTGGCCGACTACCCGACGATTCTCGGCTCCGTCCTCGACGAGGAAAGGATGCGGGTGCTGTGGCTCTGTGCGAACGGGGCCGGACGGACCATCGTGCTCTGCTGGGACTATCGCCACCAGGCCTGGACCTCCTGGAGTTGGTCGGATGACCTGGCCCTCACCGCTCGGGCTCACTGCCTGTGGCAGGGGCGCCATGTGCTCGCCGCCGAGTCTCCGACGCTCTACGGCGTCTGGTGCGAGAGCTACGGGGACAACCCCGGCTTCGACCCGGGGCCGACGCTGCCGACCTGGGTGACCGCCACGATCGAGACGCCTTGGATCCACCTCGGGGCGATCGGCGGCTACCAGCGCCTCTGGTGGGTGCACCTACAGCTCGAAAAGAACAGCGCCTATGGGCTCGAGCTGCGCTTCTACATCGACGGCGACGACAGCCTGGCGGTGCAGACGGAGACCTGGACGGTGAGCCAGATGAATTCGCTCATCACCGCCCCCAGGCAGCCGCTGCTCGTGGGTGTGAAAGAACAGGTCTGTTCGACCGTGAAGCTCAGGATCACCGACACCGAGCCCGCGGTCGCCGTCACCGAGAACCCCACCGGTTTCTCCTACCACGAGCTCGCGCTGCTCGCGGGCGGCAAGCCCGGTCTCAACAAGCTCCCGAAGGGAAACACGAGGTTACCCATGGCCATGCTCGCCATCCCCGCCGCCATCGCACTCGCTGGCGCCGCAGCGTCCTACTACGGGTCCAAGAAGAAGGTCGACAAGCCCTACCAGGCCCAGGCGCTGCACCAGAACGCCGGGGCCTACGAATACGGCGGCAGCCCCGACGCTCTGCGCGACTGGCGCAGCAGTCTGGCCAAGCGCGATGCCGGCGCCCTCGGAGCCGCCGACCGGCAGATGGGCCAGGCGGACGCAGCGCGCGCACAGCAGCTCGACCTTCTCGGCGGCTACCAGGAGATGGCCGCCGGCCGGGGGCCGAACCTTGCGGCCCAGCAGGCCCGAGGGATGCTCGGGGCCGCCCAGGCTCAGCAGACCGCCGCCGCCGCCAACGTGCGGGGCGGGGCTGCGAACCAGCTGGTGGCCCAGCGGGGCACGGCCGCGCTCGGGGCGACCATGCAGGGGCAGGTCAACCAACAGATCAGCGAGCAGACGGCGCGCCAGCAGCTGGCCGCCATGGACGCCCAGCGCGGCGTGCTGGGCGACATCCGGGGCGGCGACTTCACCGCCCGCGGCATGAGCGAGCAGAGGGCGGCCGGCGCCCTCGGCGCCCGCATGGGCGTCGACCAAACGCAGCTCGGGGCGTCGATCCAGCGCGACCAGGACAGCCGCGCCGCCGAGCAGTGGCTCGAGGAGGCCCGGATGGGGGCCCGCGACCGCCTTACCGCCCAACAGCAGGCCGACAAGGATCGGTGGATGAAGCTCGGCGGCAACCTCATGAACGCCGGGGGCCAGGTCTACGGGGCCACGGCCGGCGCGGGGGGTGGGAAGTTATGCCCCCCCGGAGCTTCCTCGGCTGGGACGGCGACAGCCTGGCCTTCGACGACGGCCAGGGCGGCCGCTTCAACCTGCCCCCGCTGGAGTCGGCCCTCGGCGCCGCCGCGCAGAGCGAGCGGGCTGCGGGGCGCGACCCGGCGGCCGTCTACCTGCGCCAGGGTGGCGCCGGCCTCGACATCCCGCCCGCCCTCGACCCGGGGCTGGCGGCCGCCATCCCGGCCCGCCGCGGGGCCATGTCCCCCG